AGACTCTTCTTGTCTCCGATACTGGGATCCGTTCCCATCGTATCGGGGCCAATTTTGACGTCAATCGTGTTCTCGTTCACCATAGATTGTAGGTGACGAGTGACATCTGCAGTTGAAGAACCAATTCCGTAGTTCGCTTCCTTGATCACCAACATTACTAAGATGCGAAGACAAGATTGGCGAGACCACTCACGATGCGCAACACATTGTATGACTCAACATACCCGGTGATTGTGTACGTGTAATCGTAAATTACGTTCTCGGCTCCACGCGTAATGATCGTGATAACATCGCTGGTATTGACGGCTAAATTCGCAGGGACCGGTGTTGGATTGGGGTTGAATACGGTACTCTTATACACACAGACCGTTGTTGGTAGAACGGTTTGATTCGTTATGGCGATTGGAACAGGTTGTATCAACGTGCTGCGCAATATCACCTTGTTAATCAAGCTCCCATTCAGCCCACCGCTCGGCTGCACAGCATCATGGTTCATTGAGAAGGAATACATGTAGACTCCGGGGAGTGGCGTGATGTCGCCAACTGTGTGCTTACAGTGTTGAATGAGGCTAAAGTACTCGGCGTTCTTGGGAGTTAGACGCTCCTTTGCATCCAATAGAATCGTAGACTCCAACACGATATCACGTTGTGCGCGCGATTGAGGTACAAGTTCTCCAGATGTTAACTGCAGATACGGGTTGGTGTATCCGCCCAACAGATTGGCCATCGGACGGCGGTTGCGATTCTGCCAGTTCGTGTAATTATCGTAGTCGTTGTACCTATACCGGTCACTGCGCTGAGCAACCCAAACAACGCGAGATACCATGTTGTGCATCGGAAGCTCCATATCGCATGGTCCATACTGTGTCGTCTTGGATACATGACGAACCTCACGGATCATAAAGCTTTGATCGGCTGCAGAGATCTGGGCACGCTCACCCTCAGTCAGATACACATAGTTTGCTTCAATATACGGATCGGGAAACCAATTGGTGATATTGAGATTTGTCGGTGTTCCGTTCACGTCGGGAGGACTCAGGAAGGTGTTGATATTGTAGTTGACGGGGTCTCCTGCCACTCGTCCACCATCATACAGCGCCTTTACGTCCTGAATTGTGAACAGCTGGTAGACTGGACGGAGCGTAACACGAATCTCAACCTCTCCTCCTTGCAATGCGATCAGCGGCAACGCGAATCCTGGATTCTCGCAGAACCAAAAGTGAAGGGGCACTACGATTTGACGACCGCGAATAGACGGTTCAACCGGAATGTCCGGTACACCTAATTTCAACACCTTGACGGCATGGGGATATTGGTACATCCTTCCAAACGAGTTCTGTGGGTCGTTAATCTCGGGTAGATTCCCAACCATCCTATCAATGATAGCCCGCTTGGTAGCATCATACGTCAAGTGAGAATACAGCTTGAACCACTCTCCTGTCGTCTCCACTATCTTCACGCCGTTGATATACACTCCGGCCGACTCAATACAGTTGTACCCGATGTTCTCAATCCACTGGAATTCATAGCCAGGCGCTCCGTTACGCGGAGTTCCTGTAGATGAATAGAGAGGCGACCAAATATCGGGAATGTCAAAGCAGAAATAGCAGTCGTGAAGCAGGTCTGTTACTCGCTTGACCTTGCATCGGAACGTAGATGGTCCACCTGTCAACGGGAATGACAAACTCGTGTTCTCAAACTCCAGACGAACAGACTCCATCGCAAAGTTAGTGTGTCGCTTGTACATCGTCCTCCATAACGTAAACGTCGGGTTTCCGTTAAAAAGTTGGTTCTGGGCACCGGTTGCTACCAACTGTAGAAGACCACCGGGCATCTTTGTCTATCCTTATAGGAAGGCTTTTGTTAAGACGAACAACACGGGGCTGTTCCAAGTGCGATTTTATTCGCGTGTGTGCCACCAGCATACGCAGGTGTTATCTGTAGAGCATGGCCTACTGAAATAGCAATGGCCGTAGACGCGTACTTGTTGTAGACCCTCGGGGGGTCCATGGATACGAACCGGTTTGACAGCTGAGACGGAACCAACGCCGTTGACTGAGTGCGCCGAGTCAGAAGTTGACGCTTCTTCTGTGTCAGGATATCCTGCGGAGAGAGGTTGATACTGCTAACAGGCATTTACTAACATGCGGAGACATTCATTCAAATGCGCGTGATTCTCGTCAGCACGCACGTCGATCAAATTACAGGATATTCAAAGGTTGCACACAATCTCATCCAGCAGATTGCGACGCTCCAGCCATCGGTCAAGCTCTTCCATTATGGATTTCAGCGTCACCCGGGACGCGTAGGACTCCGAAAGGTCCCTAAGGGGGTCATTGCCCACGACGCTGCGGCTGCCGAGGATCCTCGCGAGGAGGGGTTTGGATACAAGCAGTTGCGCGAATATATTGATACGGTAGACCCCAAGCTAGTCATCTTTTACAATGACCCGCTCGTTGTGGCGAAGTTCTTAGAGACCTCTGCGTACAATCGGGATAAGGACACCTTCAAGGTTTGGGTGTACATTGACCAGCTCTATATGGGGATCGTGCAGCCGATCATGGATATCATTGATAAGAATGCAGAGCGCGTCTATACCTTCACTGAGAAGTGGAAGAAGGTATATGAAGGATATTTCCCCGGTGGCCCCCAGGCTATTGTGAAGGTATTGGGTCATGCAGCCGATCCCGATGTGTTCAAGCCGTTGCCCCAGAAGAAGTCGGTGCGTGCTGAGATGCGTATCCCCGATAACGCGATCGTATTCTTGAACTGCAATCGCAATACGGAGCGGAAGCGGTTGGATCTGACAATTCAGGGCTTTGTGGGTCTTCTAGCCAAGAATCCTGGTGCACACTATTATTTGATCTTGGCTACGGGTACCGACCCTCGTACGGGCGCATTCTATGACCCTCGGCGTATCTTCATGTCCGAGTGTGTGATCCACGGACTGAATATTGTTGATGTAGCGGACCGAATGATCATGGTAGACACGGGAGGTCAGACGTTGTTCAACGATGACGCAATCAACCGACTCTACAATACGGCCGACTTTGGAATCAATACGTCCGATGGCGAGGGATTCGGTCTCTGTCAGCTAGAGCACGCTCAGACGGGTGCACCTCAGATTGTCACGGATGTCGGGAGTTACGAGTTCCTGAATGGTAGCGCAGTCATCATCCCAGCATCCCAGCGGTTGTACCACAGTCAGACAATGCCACTTGGATTGTTTGGTCAGGTCGCAACAGCAGATGATGTGACGGCTGGAATGGAGTTAGCGATTAAAAACGGTGCACACTTGCGTACCATCCTTTCTCAGACAGCATTCCCGGCTTGGTCAGATGTGTGTGCCGAGTTCCTGGAGGATATGCTGTCTATGAACATGGCGATTGTGTGATCCACTGAATCTGCCGCTCGGATATCTGGCGCCCCAATAACAGGAGACGCTGTTTATCGTCAAAGGCTGAGACATCAAAGATCTCTTTCGTAATGGGATCCCTCAACATCAAACACCCCTTGACCATCAGCTTCTCCAGTGTCCGACTTCGCTGTGTCTTATTCTTCAAGTAAGTCACATCGCGCTCGTCTGAAAGAATGCTCGGCTTGAATGCCAGGTCTTCTCCTGATACCGACGAATCAAATCGCATACACACCAGATTCGGCTCGTTCTTCAAGTGGAGCCGACGGTGGATCTCGCAATCCACCGCAGCCTGCTTGAGGAGTGTCGTAATCCGCTTTGCCAACTCGGACTTCTCATAGGATATCTCGTACAGGTGTTCATCTGTACTCATGAAGGTCTCCTGTGGGGGGTCGCCTTCGTACCGCTTCATCTCCATATCGCTACGACGAATGAACACCAAGTTATTATCGGTTCCCGTCTTGGCACTCTCGGGAATCACGGTCAAGTAGTAGGACACACGAACTGTACGTTCCGATACGGGCAACGAAGCGTGGCTGCAGATACGAATCGCACGACCAATCACCTGCTCAGTAACCGCGGGGTTCCAGTGGGGTTCCATAATGTGGACGTGGCGTACATTGGCGAGTGTAATACCTTCCGCACCCGACCGGGATGCTAGCAGTGCGCATAAGAGCTTCTTTCCACGAGCGGTTATGGAGTCTTTCAGAGATTGCGGGAAGGTGTCGGTATACGAACCATTGAAAATCTGACGCATCATCTCACGTTCTTCTGCCTTCTCTTCGCCGGTGTAGAACGCATATGCTGGCTTGTCTTCCATTCCAGGGTCTTCCTTCCACTGACCCCCCTCGTTGATGATGCGGTACCTCTGGAATCCATGCGTTTCCAGAATC